GCGCCGCCTTGGATGTACCGTTCGTCCGTTGCCGAAGGCGTGACAGTTGCACTTGGAGCTCCACCGATGAACTTCGCTACGCGGCTGTACTTGAGACGCAAAGCCGCGGCCGCGTTGTGCTGGACCACGATCTCGCGCACCCCGTCCGGCATCGCCAGCCGCGCCCACGCGCGCGCATTGCTCCAGCCTAGCGCGCCGGCTCCGGTACCGGTGAAGATCTTCCCCGTGGCCGAGTAGCCCGCCAAGCCGTCTCCCGAAGCTTTGTAGCTCCACCCCGCGCCTACCAGCATCTCCACAAACAGTGAGAGCGCTTGCCCATAGCTCGTGGGAAGCTGATTCAATATGTACGCGTTCGGCATGTTGTTAGTTTAGCGGCGGCGTGATGCCGTCCCACGGCAGCCATACGTTGCCAACTGCGATCAGTTTGTAGCCGTCGGCGGTGTCATTGAACGTTGTGCGCAGTATTCCTGTCCAGCGCACAAGCGTGCTCCAGCCTTTTATGCCACGCGGTACAGTCCACCATACTGGCCGCGCGTAAAGTATCGGCAGCGGATCTTCTTTCCCATTGAACGGGTTTACAGCATATCCGCCGCCACGGAGCGTGTGCCATGTAAACGTGTTACCTCCTGTAACGTCAAAACCACCCTCAGAGATCGCCGCGCCGAGCACATTCACATAACTTGTATAGGACAGTGGTTCTACGGTTATGAGGTTACCGCTCGTGTCCATCACGGCCCACACACCAGTGTTGATGCCGCCGGGCGCAATCCCTGCCGAGGCGGGATTTATGCCAAAGTTTCCGCCGGCACGAAACCCATCTCCGAGATATCTGGCCGCATACCAAACATACGGATCCGGATCCTCCGGCACACTAACAACTGGATCCAGCATCAACACCGACCACGCGCTAACGGCGCTTGGCGTCTGACATGATCCGATCCAAAAGCCATACGGAGCCGTTGCGATGGCAGCGCCTTGGAAGCGCTCAACACCGGTTAGGACGCCAGTGTTATAGAACGCGGTACAATACGTAGGCGCTGCATCGGTTGCGCCGCCTTGGATGTACCGTTCGTCCGTTGCCGAAGGCGTGACAGTTGCACTTGGAGCTCCACCGATGAACTTCGCTACGCGGCTGTACTTGAGACGCAAAGCCGCGGCCGCGTTGTGCTGGACCACGATCTCGCGCACCCCGTCCGGCATCGCCAGCCGCGCCCACGCGCGCGCATTGCTCCAGCCTAGCGCGCCGGCTCCGGTACCGGTGAAGATCTTCCCCGTGGCCGAGTAGCCCGCCAAGCCGTCTCCCGAAGCTTTGTAGCTCCACCCCGCGCCTACCAGCATCTCCACAAACAGTGAGAGCGCTTGCCCGTAGCTCGTGGGGAGCTGATTCAATATGTACGCGTTAGGCATTGCTCACCGCTCCAACGTGACACTGCGGCAAGACACGAGCTGGCCAGCCGCCCCGCCGGTGCGGCGCAAGCGCACGCTGTACAGCGCTTCGCTTAGCGGCAGCGTCACGGATGCGGCTCGTTTTTGAGTGACAAGTGACACGCTGCTAAGCGTGGCCACGGCCGCCCCGGCCGTGAGGTTGTACAGCTGGAGCTCGGCGGTTTGGCCAGCGGCCGACACTTCAAGCTCGGCCACGAGCGTAAACGCTGCGCCGAGATCCGTCGGATCCAGCCGAAGAATCCCGATCTCTTCGTACGAAGTCCCACTTACGCTCGTGGTGCGCAGCGTGAACGGGAAGCGCACCACGGCCGCCACTTCGAGCGCGATATTTTCGATCTCGCTTTGCAAGAGCTCGGCCACACGGAATTTCTCCCCGGCGGTGTCCATCTCGAGACTTGCATCCGCAAAGGTGTCTTCGAGCTCAATCGTGGTGCCGGCCAGCGGTGCCGGCGCGATCGCCGCCGGCCGCGGTACGATCACCGCCGGAGTGGCCACCGACACCGGAAGCGAGCGCAAGGCGATGCCGGCCGCAGCTATCGGCGGCACGGTGTTTACAAGCGGCACCCCGTGGATCACCACCGGGATTCCCTTGATCACGATTTGGCCGGCCACGGCCACGGCTCCGTCAATCTCGAGTCCCACGAGCAACCAATTGCCGTCGGCATCACACATCCACTCGCGATAGGTGCCAAGCGCTTGGCTTCCCGCTTCCACAAGCCCGGATGCGATGTAACCATCATCGCCTTCGATGAACTGGCCGTCCGGCGCGCTGATCTTGATCGGCCCCGGCCCCGGCATGGCCGTGATCACCTTCAAGGCAACGCGCTGATCCTTCACATCCGCGAGAGCGCGCGCGGCGATCCCGAAATACACCGGTATGTCTGCGCCTTCCACGAGATACAAAAAACCCGGCTCCAGCGTGCTTTCGCTTGGCATCGGTGTCGGCCACACGGCAAGCCCGTGGCCGGCCGTGGCCGCGAAGTGCTGATCTAGGTGGCTCACTCCCACCCGCCTTCCACGAGCAACCATACTCCGTCGGCATCACACACCCACTCGCGGTATAGCCCGAGTGTTTGATCGGGGAGCTCCACGCCCACGCCGAGCTCTCCGCCGCCGGCTTCGATTTGCTGGCCGGCCGGCACGAGCACCGTAAGCGTCCCACCCGGCGGCGTGGACGCTGGCGCGTAGACCTTCACCGCGAAGCGCAAGCCCGTCACTTCGGCCAGCGAGCGCTGCGCTAGGGTGATCGTGATGGCCGCATCGCTGCCGGCCACGCGGTACAAGAAGCCCGGATCCACGGTAGCGCTCGCGGCGACCACTTCGGCAGCTACCGGGAGCTCCGGTACCGTGTGCTCGAATAGGCCGCTTAGGAAACTCATCGCATCACCCTAGGTTTCTCGGCCCCACATTGACGAAGGTCCCAAGCGCGATCCGGCCGATCTTGTCGTCTACATGCGAGCGCTTGAAGATCACCGAATATTCCCAGCTCGCGCTCTCCACCACGTGGCCATTGGCCGCAAGCGTGATCGTTTGCACCCCGGCCGATGCGGTGCCTTGCGCTTCGGCAATCGGTGGATCCAGCGCCGGAAACGCCGAGCCGACCAGTAGGGTACCCTTGTTCCGGCGCACAAGCGCCGCGTAGCACTGGCCGGTGGAAGCTTGATTGACTAACACATACATATTCGTGAGCACCGTGAGATCGGGAACTTTGAGCGCCCACGCTGCGCCGTTGCTTCCGACCTTGTACGAGCCATCGGCTTGCATGATCGTCTCCCCGCTGGAGCACGAAAGCGGGATCGTCCAATCGGATGCGGCGTGAGGCGGCACATAGGCGAAGTCCGAATGCGCGCCAAGGTTACCCCCCGCAATGAAGTCTCCGCCGCTATCAAGCGGCCAGTCGATCCACGGCCCCGCCCCCGCCGGCACGTGGCTCACGATCCACTGACCCGAGCGGCCGACCATGGCGGTGCTCACGAATGCCGGATCGATTTGGCGCCACCTTTGCGTCCCTACATGCCACCTAGCGTTGTTTACGAGCGCCGCCCCATACGGACTTTGCCCCACGAAGATCCCGGCATACGCCGAGCCTTGCGTGGGTGCGGCCATGATTAGCTTCCAGCGATTCGAACCGGCCGGCACCGCCGGCACGATCGCGGACAGATCCGTGGGATCGTCTCCCGGCTTGGCCGTGGTGGAGATGAGTGGATCATCCGCGTGTGCGCCTTCGCTGTTTATGATTTGCGTTTTCGTGAAGGTGTTTTGTGCGCTCTTGCGCGCGGCATCGGCCGCGAGCGGATCGATCGCGTTTTTGAGGTTGCGCGTCCGATTCGCCAGCGCTTGCGCGATGAGCTCCACATCCCCGGCCGCATCATCACGACTGTCGATCCCTTCCGGCACGTGGATCGGACTCGTGAAGCTATCAACGTCTGTTAGGTCCTTGCTCATATCGGCTCCACGTCAATGATCCGCACCACGCTACCGGTTACATTCCACGTGCCGGCTTCGTTCCACGTGTGCCCCACCGGCCAATTCCACAGCTCCGTAACCGTCGGCGGGAAAAGCACGATGTAGCCGAAGCAATGCGCCGCATTCCACGCGCGTGGCACGAGCCGCAAATCTTGGAGCTCGGCTTCGGTGGGCTCCACCGAAGCCCAAAGATCCGTGTAGTAAAACAGCCACCATCTAGCCCATTTGCTTGTGTCACTGTCGGGGCTCCAGCTCACGAGATCCCGCGCTACTGTCCCGTCCGGTGCCATGTGAAAGCGCGCGCTGCCGGCCACATACACCAAGTCAATAGGAAACGTGTTTGGCTTGTAGTGAAGGTATATTTGCGCGAGCAACGCATACGGCCCCCCGCGCCTTCGGTGATCCCGAAGCCACTTCGTGAGCCGCTCCGCATACGCCCCGTCCGTCTCGTGGAGCCCACGCTCAATTCGACGTTCCCGGCCTAGCTTCACGAGCGAATCGAAGCTGTACAAGCCGGGGAAGCGTTGCTTGACGCCAGCCACCACGGCATCCCCGAAGGCGTCACAATGCACGCCGATCGAATACAGGATCTTTTCGGCCAAGCCGTTTTGGAGCCACGGTGGACAAAGACTCCGCATGGTGTCGCGGAAAGTGAGTTGCTCTCGAGTAGGTGTTTCACCGCTCATAGCGATCCCCCGAAGCCTTCGGGGGGCGGCTCTTGGTGTACGGCCAGCGGCACGAGCGCACCCTTGACGGCCACTTGGTTCGGTGTGAGCTCCACGTCGCTGGCCGGCTCCACCACGTCCACGTGGAAAACTTCCGGCAGCGCGCCGCCAATGGCTGCGCGGATGCCATCCACAAACACCATGCCGGGGGCGGTGCCGATCACGTTGCCGCCGATCGGCTGCGCGGCGAAGAAATTGATCAGCGCCGTTTCGATCGCATCCGTGATCTGGAGCTCGGTGCGCGCGCTCGTGTTGTACAGCCAAACCTCATAGCTCACCGGCACCACGAGATTGATCGCGCTCTCCGTGACGGCATTGATCGCCAGCGGCGCCGCGTTTTGCTGGATCGCTTCGTGCGCGATGCCGAGATCGCTTGTGGGATCGTCGGCGGTTCCGAGGATCTGTCCGTCGGCATCGGCCACGTATGTCGTAACCGTCCCACGGCCATCCTTCACGATCCGGATCCGCGTGATGCCGAGATTCGAGCCGTCCGGCCGCGTGGCGTTACGCACCGCACTGCCGTACGCATCCCACGGTCCCATGGGCGAGAGCGCGCCTAACATCTCCCGGCAGCGCTCGCGCAAGAGCGCGTCCGTTTCTTCGTCGGTACCGGTGAGCGGTGCAAGGTTTTCGCAGCTCAACCCGAGCACCACGGTCACCATCTTCGTGATCGTCTCAGTGCCGGCGCTTCCATCGCTGCCGGCTTCGGTGGCTTGGATTGCGACGCTGGCCGATCCAAAGGCGGCGATCGCCACCGGTGCCACGTTCCGATAGGTCTGGCCATTGGTCGGATTCGCGAAGATGAGATCGTCCGGATCGAACGAATACACGCCACCCCCGGCGTTTTCGAGCCGGAGCTCTCCGGTGGCGAACGTGGCCGCGTAGCGCTCGATTCCATAGACGTAGCGCGCTACCAGCGTGAGCCATTGGCCAGCGCTCAATTCCAAAAAGCCGCTTCGAGCAATTTGGGCTTGGAGCTCACTCAATGCGGCCAGCACCGCCGAGCATCCGACGATCATCGTACGCACCACCGCGCCGGACTTCCACGAAGTGGTGTTGACACCGAGGATCGCCAGCACGTCATAAATCGACGTTTGCACTTCGGCGCGGCTGGCCGGTTCCACGAGATCGTCTAGATCGAAATCAGCCATCCAGCACCGTCACCTTCAATGCGTCGGCGCTATCCACTGCAAACGTAAAATCGAAATCCGAGAGCGCCGGATCCGTGGGTGTAATTTGCACTTCGATTTGCGCGGTGGAGCTGCGCAGCGTGGCCGTGATCGTCACATCCGCCGCCGACACACGATCGTCCTTTTGCGCTTCGCCCCGAAGCGCGCCGGAGATCGCGCGCAAGTCTCTTTGCGTGACACCACGGTTTAGGTGTGTGCGCACGTCCAATCCGTAGTCCGGATCATCCAATAACCCCCCGCGCGGTGTGAGATACCGCCGGATCACCGCTTCCACGATCGCACTCGGACTTTCGGGATCCACTTCCCGAAGCTCCGGATCCAGATCCGTCACACACGAGAGATCCACACCAAACGCCAGCGTGCCGACTGGAGCATCCACCACCCGGCTAAGCGTGGGAAGCTGCGCGGCCAGCGAGTCCGAGACGGTAGCGTTCACGGAGTCACCTTGAAAACCTCTCCCATGGCCGCCCACGTGCCGGGGATCGTGGTGAGAAACACCACCGCGTTACCGTGATCGGAAGGCGCTCCACCCGGCGCGCCCCCGGAGAGCTCGGACGCAAGCTCCCCGCCGAGAGCGTTCACCGCACCATCGAAGCCGTATCCATGCACCCCCGCCGCCGTAAGCGGCGCTTGCAAGTCCGTGAGCACCGTGAGGTTGGCGGTGATGCCGGCAATCTGCGCCGTGAGCCCCGCGATCTTGCTCGCCAGCGCGGCTATCTGCGCCGTGATATCGGGAGGCGGCAAGCCAAGCGAGATCGCCGCGCCGAGAGCCGTCACCATGGCTTCGGCTTGCGTGAGCTGTGTCGCGAAACTGATCGGTGTCGGCACGTAAGCCGTCAACATGCCGAGCTGCGCCACGAGATCGTCTAGCGCACTGCCAATCCCGGAGATACCGGCGCTCACGGCCGCATCGCAACCCGGTACCGCACCGCCGACGGAGAGCGAGCCGAGATAGAAGATCGTCATGTGGCGATCCTCACTTTGCTAGAGCCGGTGGTGATGATGCCGAGAGCGGGCGAGAGAAAATCGATCGTACCGGTGGCCGGCACCGGTCCCACCCCCGGCATCGTGATCAAGCCATTGAACACGGCCGGCATGAGCGGCACTTCCACCACGTCATTTTGGCGCGCGGCCGGCGCGGCCGGCTCACCGCCGAGCACGAGCTCCACCGGCACAAAGCCATCCCCGCCAAGCCCGGAATAATGTGTGAGCACCGGCCGGCCGCGATCCCCCGCGATGAACGCCACGAGCACTTGGACTCCCGGCGTGAGTTTCGCATGCACTCCGGCCACCCCCGGCCATTGCGAGATCGGATCCAGATCCGGCAAGCCCACGTCTCGGTGTACCGCTTGAAGCGCTACGCGGCCGTCGGCGGCCATGCTCACCACGCGATAAAGGTACAAGCCGAGTAACCCCGTCGCATTCGTGCGAGCCGTTACCGCGTGCCACAAGCCAGCCAAGCGCCCTACCGTGCGCTCCGCCGCATCGCACCACGCGATCACCCGCACGCTCGTGGCGTCGGCTTGTACTTGGTATTCGCGCACCCGGAGCGGCTCCGGCAGCGTGGGACCGGTGAGCACGCTTCCGATTCCGATCATGCTTGGATCGGTCAACGTGATCACCGCCACCCGCTCGCGCGGATCGTAGGCGGCCATTTGGAAATCCGTCTCGAGTAGCGCGGCCGCGGTGGGGCGCTCCCCAACATGCGTCACCCCCGCGAAGTCCACCCACCACGGCGCGCCGCCGATCACGTCTTCGAGCACCCCCGCGGCCGTGAGGTTTTCGTCTCGCGCGTAGTCGACTCCGATGCGCTCCGCTGCCGGCACGAAGCCGCCAAGCTCTTCGCCAATTTCGCGCGCGAGATCTTCGGCCACGAGCTTAGCCTTCACGCCAGCATCATTGTGGTACGCCTTGGCCGCGAGCTGCCGCGGCCAGCCGGCGCTCCCCGCCACGATGCGCGCCTTGCGGACTCGGCCAAACGCGCCGGCTTGCGCCGGCACCACCGATCCCAACAGCGTGAGCTTGCCGAGTGCGAGCGTTACACGGCCGCTCACCGCGGGATCCGTCTCAAAGTCGCATTCCGCCGTCCACGCGCCGCGCGCCGGCACACGAAGCACCACCGCCGTCAGCCGCTCACTGTTGATCGATGCGAAGCCCACGGCCTTACTCTTCGGCCGCGAGATCGGCCGCCTCTTTGGTGAGCCGCGCGATTTTGATCTCGTTTGGATCGTCCGGTGTGGCTTGCGTGCCTTCGAGCTTTACCAGCGCGTACTTCGGGAAGCGGTACTCCACGAATTTGATCTCAATCGTCCATTCCCCTTCGGCGGTTTGTTCCGTCTGGCCGAGATCCTCCACGACCACCGAGTAGATCCCCTGATCGACCAAAATGGGATGCCAAATATCCATGGCACGCGGCCGCTTCCCCGGCGGCGGCTTGTCTACCAGCGGCTTGAAGGTCGACCACCCAAGCCAATCATCGGCGGTGTACAGCCGGAGCTTCACGCTAAAGCGCGCAAGCCCGGTGCCACGAAACACGACCACCGCGCCGCTCCAGCCGTAGCCTTTGCGCTCTTCCCATTCCCGCGGACTATTGGCGCCGCTGATATCGCAAAGCCCGGGGCTCCAGCGTTGCGCAAGCCAAATCTGATCGCCCACTTCGGGCTTGGTGGGTGTCTGATTGAGCGCCGGCTGGCCGAGTGGATCCCAGCTCATGCCGGCTCCGGGGCGCCGAGCTCCGACGCAAAGCCAGCGAGCACCCGCTCCAGCTCCCGGCGGAAGTCCATGGCCAGCGCTTGCGGCTTGTCACTTGTGGCGTGGATGTGGATCTCTCCAATCGTGATCGGGGCTCCACCGCCGAGACGGCCGGCCGCCGCACCGGCCGCGGGTGGGGCGCTGCCGCCTCCAGCGCCCACGCGGCCAAGCTTCGGGGCGGATGCATCCACCATGTCCGCCGTGGCTTCTTGCGCTTCCGGAGCGCCCGCATGGACGCCTTCGGCTACGCCTTCGGGGATCGTGGCGCCCACCTTGATAAAGGCTTTGGCCGGGGAGTGCGCACCGATGGCTTTCTTGAAGCTGTCGATCATCGTGCCGGCAAGGTTGACCATGGCGCGGCCGACACCAAACGGATCCAGCGCGAGCAAAATCGCGTCCATGATCAGCTGGCCGAGATCCACATCCTTGATCGCTTGCACGAGCTCATCCCAATAGACGACCAGCGACGTGATCGCCGCGCCCACGCCCACCGCGGCCGCGATAAACGGGATGAACGGAGCCGCCAAGCCCCACAGCACCGGAAGCAAAAACATCCCGACTTGAAACGCGAGCACCACCGCGGCCGCGCCGATCGCGACGAACATGCCGATCAAGCCGCCACCTATGATCTTGAATGCCTTCGATGCGCCTTCGCTATCTTTCACCCACTTTACAAATTCGTTGTCTCCGAACGTCTCTCGGAGCCACTTGCGCACCTTCAAGAGCGCGATCGTCACATACAGCGCGCCAATGATCATGTTTTGGAAAAACCGCTTCACAAGCGGGGTGCCTTGCGCGCTCGTGTTGATCAGCGGCTGGAGCAACGTGGTCAACATGAATTTGAGCGCCTTGCCGCTGGCCGTGGCTTGCGAAAGAAGATCGCCCACGCTCTTCCACCCCGCGAGATACGCGTCCATGTCCAAGCCGCCGAAGAGTGCGTCCGTCGCTTCCCGTTGTTTTTCGGTTTGCACCGTGAGCGATTGCATTTGCTTCGCCGCGATGCCGCCGAGCTGATTTTTGACCTTGTTTACGAGGTTGTCCACGCTGCGGCCGGTGGCGTTGGCGCCAGCCGCCCACCCCGCGAAGGCATGCGCCGCGGCTTCGCCTTGCGTGGCTTGTTTGATCGCCACCGCTTCAAGCGTTTTCGTGAGCGCGCTGCCGCGCAAGCCCATGCCATACAGCTCATTGCTGTATTTCGCGATCTCGGCGCGCGCCGTCGGAGTCTTCGCCGCCACTTCATCGATCGCGGCTTGCATCTCGCGCGCATTGCCGGGGATGCGCTGAAACAAGTAACGCATCTTCGTCAAGCCTTCGAGCCGTAGCAGCTCGGAGCGGCGCGCATCGGCTTGCGCCACCCCGTAGTTGTATAGCGCGCGCGTGGCGGCCACCGCGCCCACCGCAAGCGCCGCGAGCGCGGCCACGATGGCCATGGCACCGGCGGCCATCGCACCGCCGGCTAGGAGCTGCCGCAGCGACGAAAGCCCACTCACGATGCCGCCGATCGGCCCCGGCATTTGTTTGGCTTGCTCCGCCAACGCTTTGAGCTTGCCGGAGAGCGCGCCACCGCCCCCGCCGGCTTTGGCGAAAGCACCACCCATGCCGATGAAATTGCCTTGCGCCTTCGCAATGGCTTCTTTGCTTGCCTTGATCTTGCCTTCGAGCTTGCCGATCAGCTCGGTGTTAGGCGTCGTGGCGCCCTTCAAATTGCGGAGAGCCTTTTGCATCTCGGCGAGCTCTTTGGTGTCGGCCGCCATTTGCTTTTCGAGCTTCTTGAGCTCGGCGGTGGCTTTCGCGGCTTCGCCCGAAAGATTGCCTTCGGCGTTGATCTGGTAAGTGGCTTTTTGGTCGGCCATCGGTAGGTAGGCTTCCCGTCAGCGTGGCGATGTACTCAAGATCTTGCGTATCGCTCGAAGCTCTCCGAAGGCTTCCAAAATCAAGAGCGCTCCGGCGTAGGCGCGCGCTTCATCCACATCACTCGTTTGTTGCCGATGGCCGAGAGCTGTAAGCAGGCAACTGGCCCCGATCCCGGCTTCATCCCGTGAAGCGCGGTACAGCTCGTTTATTTTGCCGCCAATTCCTCCCCGCGCATGCCGGCCAGCCACACCACCGCGCCGGCCACGATCGTCGGCAGCGCCGAGATCTCGGCGCACATGGCTTCGAATTCCGAAAGCGTGGGGTAGACCAAACAAGTGCGTACGAGCTCTTCGCACTCTTTGGTCTCGTGCTTCCCCTTGTCGAGAAAGCGCTTGAACACGTTGGGGTGTGCGCGCTTCACAATCACCACGCCAATGTCAGTATTGACCACGCGGATCTTCTTGTTTTGCCGGCCGTGGGTTTGCTCGGCGGCTTCGATCGCCTCTTCGTTTTTGAGTGCCAGCGCTTCGGCCGCAAGCTGCGCGTGTGGCTCTTCGGCTTCGGCGCGCGCCAGCCGCGCGGCCGCGAGCTCTTCCCGCTTCGCGCGCAGCTTCGCAAGCTCGGCTTGTATGTCCGCACCCGGCGGCGCAATCGCGCTGATCGGGGTGGGAGCCTTGATCGATGTTTCGGGTTTCACGGCGCACCCTCGCTTGCGTCAAACAGTGTGAAGCCGTTGCGACGGATCAGCATCGCATCGATCTCAATTTCTTCTTTCAGGGGATCCGCGCTCTCTTCGTCACTGGAGCTGTTACTCGCCCACACGCAACGATCGATCTCCACCGTGATCCCGAGCTCATCGGACTCGACATAGTCCACTACGATCTGAAACTCCACATCTCCGTAAGACTTGCCGTCCGGCGCGAGCGCGCCAAGCCCTTCGCGCAATTTCTGAATGGAGCTCTTCCACCCCACGAGCTTCACCGGATCGATCGTGTACTTGCCCCGACTGCGGCCGCGTGGGGCGTGATGCCGGGTAAGGCCGTACGCCTTCACCCTCTCCCTTTTATCGGCAAATGCAATGCTGGTGAAGCCGGTAAAGCGCTCGCTGTTGATCTTGAGCACAATGGAGCCCCACGAGAGCTGGTTGCCATTGACTCGGATATCGTCGGCCATGGTGATCCCTTTCTGTTAGGCGGCTTGGACCACCAGCGCGGGGTTGAAGTAGCCCACCGAAATTTCAATTTGCTCCGGATAGGCCAGCGGAATCACGCGGCCGGTACCGGTGAGCGTTTTCGTGGAAAGCAAATTGTCGTAACGGCTCAACACGAATTGCACGCCGCTTGCCTTCGGCTTGGCCAAAAGCATCGATCGCATGGCCGCGAGCGCTCCGGACTCGATTTCACGGGCTTCCGTCTCGAGAATGAAGCCCGTGGTGTTGTTGACGCGGATCGGTTTGTTGAGCCGCCGAATGAAGTACATCCGCAGCGCGGCATGTGCGAGGTTGATCACGCGCCGATGCGGATGAAGCTGAAAATCTGATCCTTCCGGACTAAAAATCCGCGGCCGGTTGACGTACACCCCGGCCAAGCCGTCCCACGTTCGAAGCGTTGCGAAGCGCGCGTCATCCAAGCCGGGGTTGAGCGTTTCGTCATGCTCATCCGCGTTGCCATTGTCATCCCGAATGGACACGCCGATCAGCGATCCCAAATTCACATCCGCTATGTCGATCTCTTCGCTCACGCTTTGCTCGCGCGCTGCGGTGGGGAAGCTGGCCGGCCGGCGGTATCTGCGCCCGCTCACCGCACTCGAGAGCTTGCAAGCCCCGGCGTAGATCGATCCAAACACGGTGGCCTTCGAGCTGAAAGCCGTGGACATGGCCGTCAGATACGCGGCTTCGGACTCCCCCGCGGTGGGCATGCGCGTGTGACCGATCCACGAGCGGTATTTGCCTTTGGCGAACAAGCCGCTAAAGCCCAATTCGATCTTGTCGATCAAGCCGGCAGTAAGAGATCCGACGACCTGACAGATCTCCCACTGCACGCTGGATGCGGCCAACGCGCCAAGCGCGGCTTGCAAATCCGCTTCCGCCGAAGTGGGACCGGTAACACGCGCGCTAAACGTGGCGCCTGCTTTCATCGTGCCGGCGGCCAGCGCAAACGACACCGCGCCGGCATCCGGGAATGCTACGGTGTTTGCAGTGCCGAGTGCGGTAGTCGGCCCAAAGTTCCGGCCGCCGTCATAGCTCAGCTGGTAAGTGATGCCGGCCGCGGCGATCGTGCCGTCCGTCATGATCTTGAGCACGAGCTCCATATCATCGGTGGGGATCGGCAGCGGTGAAACGGTCACCACGCTTGTTCCACCGAGTGGCACCGATGTAACAGCCGACACCGTACCGGCTACCGACGCATCGCACCGAACGAACAGCACCGGCCGGCCGTACGCGTCAATGTAGTAAGCCGCAGCTTCTACCGCCGGTCCGTCTCCGAATGCCGCCGTAAGATCGCGCACCCGCGCGAAGGTACTCGGCGTGGCGAGTGGTCCGGCATCGCACGGCCCCACTACCGCGAGCAAGCGGCCGGCACTCGGCGGCAAAACTCCGAGTGCGCCGTCCAGCTCCGTGATCATTACACTGGGTTGCGTCATGGTTCCCGCCTACGGCACATCATCCGGTGCCACGGTTAGAGTTTCCGTCACGTCAAGCTCGGAGTTTTCGATCACGGCCCCGGTATCGGCCGGAGCCCACACTCCGCCGTCGGTGCCGTCCGGCCCCACATCCAGCACCGCCGATTGGATCACGCCGATCACTACGATCGCGGTGCCGAAGCGCCGCTCCAGCTTCGTGGTGTTCCACTCTTCGGCTTGTATGTCGTACGTACCGTGAGCCGCGTGGTAGACGGCGCGCAGCCAATAGTCGTGGAGCATGCGCGTGGTTCGATATTGAAGCCGCTCGTTTTCGGGATCACTTGGATCTTGCGAACTAATGATCACGTAAAAATGCTCTAGCAACGTGGCGAGCGAGCGCGGGATCCCGCCGGGATTGCGCGGTGGAGCGAGCGAGCCGGCCGCGCCCATGGGATTCCCCGGTACCCACACGATCCGCGGCCCCACATGCTGCTGTGCGGAGTGGCGCCAGCCGAATACCTGAGACACGCCGGCCGGACCTTCCACGGCAAAGCGTGCGACCACCGCGTCAAACAAGACTTCGAGCGCTAGCAGGCTAGCCGGCATGCTTCACCTGATTCTCGAAGTAGCGATCCAAGACTTGCTTGATCCCGAGCATCATCGGATCGGGGATGCGCTTCTTGCTCGGGATCACGCGCCGCCGGATCTTGCCGCGCGCGCTTCCCAAGTGGTGCATGGCTTCTACGCCTTCGATCACCACGTAGATCGTTTTCCCGATCGCGCTCACGCTGATCGCCTTGGCCGCGTTACGAAGCGGGATCTTGCCTTCGAGCGTCGGCTTCCACTTGTCTCCGTAGGGATCCGCGCCGGCCGCGATGCTTCGCTCCAAGCTTGCACGCACCACGGCCACGAGCTCCGGTCCGCATGCTTCCACCATGCCGCCCATGGCTTCGAGCGATTTGATCATCGCATTGATCTCGGAGCTCACGCTGGCCATTAGGTGCTGCTCCCATGCCCGGAATCATCTTCCTGGATCCCACGCCGAGCTTGCGCCGTAGTCCACGCGTACGGGCTTTGCTCCGAGTAGCCGCGCGGGAATGCGCGCGCGATGCCGCTATCCACGGTGTTGGCGCGCAGCGGTAGATCAAAGAGTCCCGCCTCGGAGTCGGCCGCGCGCGCGATATCCGCGCGCGCATCGGTGTCGGCTTTCTCGGCGGTGCTCCACTGTTTATCTTCGGGATCGATCCCGCGCTTGCTCCACACGGCTACCGTCACCATGCGAGCGAGCCACAATTCGATCACACCGGGGATCGGCTCGCGGAATGGCGCCGCGTAGCGCTTGCGCAATTGCGAGTCCATCCAATCGGACGTGATCCCAAGCTGCGCATCCGTGAAGCCCGGAGTGCGCGCTTCCACCGCATCCACGAATTCATCCGGGATGGTGCTCAAGAGCTTGAAGCGCGCGATCGTGAGATAGGCGGACATGGGCGGCGGGGAGGGTGGTGCGCGCCGGCTGAAAAGCCCTAACAGCCGGCGCGCACCCCGTGTGACGTGGTCCGATGGCGCAGTGACCTAAGAAGCCTTGCACTTGATCAGCAGATACGGGTGGCCAGCGCTCACAACGTTACGGCCGTGGCATTGCCACTCCAGCTCTTGAGCGCGGCCGAGTACGGCATCATCCACAGTGCCGTAGTAATTGATCCGAAACGCCTCGCGCTCCGTGTACAGCACACCGCCCAATTGGCTCGTGCTCATTTGCTCACAACCGATGAAAAACGTGGTGTCGTTTTCGAAGCCGGCCAGCTCATCGGCTTGCATCGGCATCGCAAAGCCGAGTGCCTTGATCAAGCCTTCCACATCCGCGCTGCCGCCTCCGCTCGTGGCCGCTTGCGCCAAGAACTTTGCCGACGTGAGTTGTACCGCGCGCGGGAACATGCGCGGCGGCACGAGCAACGTGGAAGGTCTTAGAAAGCGGGGCGTTCTTCCATTCGGCATTTTCAGCGTAGCGATGTACGCCACAATCTTGCCGAGATTTTTGAGTGCTTCTTCGATGTTGATCGAATCATCGATCGGACATGCCCCCGGATACCCGGTGGCCGGCACCGCTGCGCCGGTGAGAATGTTGCCGAAGACTCCGGCGCTTTCCTTGAAGGGGTTGTAGGGGTGATCGGCGGCAAAAAACGGCTTGCCATCGTAGGCCATGTACATCCCCGGCGTGTGCGCGTTTAGAAGCAAGTGGCTGACTTGCTCTTGCGGCCAATAGGACATGTACGCGCCAATGTCCGCGCTCCACTGTGCGGAGAGCTCCATCCCACCGCCGTCGGTGTCTTCGAGCTGCGCGCGGCTAAGCTTCAAGCCGGCTCCGCTGAATTTGTTTTCGATCGTGGTGTATTGAGCCACGAGATCGTCAAAACGGATGTTGCCGCCGCTTTGCTGATCGCGGATCTGCGCCGTGGACAAGAGCCACGTGATCACATCTTTGAGCCCCGTGGTGGGGCGCGTCTTCGTGATGCGGTTCCACCAGAGGTTACTTCGAAGCCGCTCGTATTCGCGCTCCGTGATCACGGACATACGCGTCTCGAGTGACATGAGAAATGTTGGAGTCAATGCCGGCATATTGTGTCCTTGGATCCCTTCCCCGGCTTCACGGGCTAACGTAGGCGTTGGCGTGCCACTTGCCGCCGACATACGCGGCGATCACGCAATGGCGCTTGAGCGCGGTGAGTGCGGTGGTGAGCACCGCGGGGCCGGTCGCATCGCGGTATTGAACCGTGTGGCCATTGGCCACCCCGTTCGCGGTGAAGATCAACCACGTGCCTTCGGATGCCACCGCCGGCAGCGTGACAGTGGATGCGATCGCGGTGGCCGGCACCGCGATCGCGGATCCCGGCGCTGGCGAATCTGCGATCACCATGTCGCCAGCGGTGAAGGCCGGCGGGGTGACAATCGGCAACGCGCCGCCACCGCCACCACCCGCGCCACCGCCGCCGATCGGCAGCTTTTGCACGGCCACTCCGTCAGCCGTAGCAAACGCCCAAATCCGGCCGGCAACGCAGCCATTGGCGGCAAGCGTAACCGTTTGATCGTCGGCGCAATAGGCGATCGATCCGACATTGGCGGCCGAGATGCCGCCGGCACTCGCCCACCACTCCACTTCAATTTCAACGCAAAGGTTGACATTGATCGTGGTGTCCACGGCCAGCGCCGACGCATCCACCGTCTCGGCGGCAACACCGATGATGAACAGATCGGACTCGGCATGCGCCGGCTCCACTTTGCCCGTGGAGAGATCGATCCCGATCAGCGCGTGCTTCCAAATTTTCGCGGTACCGAATGCCACCGGGAAGCGCCGAAAAGTCCAGCGCTCGAAAGCACGCATCCGTTCCATGATCAATGCGGTCATATGGGTTGTGTCCTTGCGTTAGGCGGGGTGTTAGGCGGCCGCCTAGGACCGGCCGGCATCCGTGGTGATCGCGGCCGCGGGTGGCGTCTCCGGCAGCTCATCGGCCACCACGCCGAAAAACATCGTGGAGCCTTCCCGGCGGCAGCCGAATTTTTGTTGGGTAAGTCCCATGCGGCGATCCATGTCGGCCGTCTCCGAAGACGGAGCGAGCGCGGCCGGTCCTTGCGTGGAGCCGCGCGCGCTCGCAACGGTGGTGATCGGCGCGCGCTTCGCGATCGGCCCCTTCGGCAGTGTCTTGACCATGTCGCGCACCGTGGCGATCGGCGCTTTGGACAGTGCCGCTCGAAGCTCCGGTCCGAAGTCCGGCCGGCGCGCGATCAGCGTGGCGCGCTCGCGCGCTTCACCTTCGGCAGCGGCGCGCGCTTCGAGCCGGTGCACACGCGCGGCGAGCTGGAGCTCGGCGCTGGATGCCGAAGCGGTGGCGGTACTCGCACCCGGCGCGGCCACGCTCTTTGGCTTCTTGTCGGCCGGCGGTTCATCATCATCCATCGCCGCCGGCACCGCGGCAGCGTCCGGATCCTTGTCATCACTTTCCGCGTCCGGCTTGTCTTCGGCCGGCTCTTCGGCATCCGGCTTCGGCTCGTCTCCGTCCGGCTCTTCGTGCTTCGGCGGTTCGGCTTCGGCCATGGCCGCAAGCGCGCGCTTCGCCGCGGATGCGTTGGCGTCTCCGCCTTTGGCCATCTTTTCGAGCATGCCCCGCGCGGTGTCGTATTCACTCTTTGCAAACAGTCCCATGGGATCCTCACTGCTTGCGAAGGCAAGCGCTTGATCGAACGTGGCCACTCCGTCAGCAAGCCCCGCGTTCACGGCGCCATTGCCGTAAAACACAGCACCATCGAAGCCGGCCACCGTGGCCGCCGATAGCTGCGGCCGTTGCTCGCTGATCAGCTCGAAAAATTGCGCGGCCAAACCGTCCACGTGCCGCTGTGTTTCTACGAGCTCCGCATCCGTGATCGGGGAGTCGGGATTGCCGTCCAGCTTACGCGCACCGCTTGCGACGAAAGCCACACGCAAGCCGCTTTGCGCGTTGGCCGCGGTTAGGTCCGGCCGAGAGCTCAACACACCGATTGATCCCGCGGGGCATGTATCCCCGATCACGATCACGGTGGCCGCGGTGGCGAGCGCATATGCCGCGCTACAAGCCTTGTCCACGTAGGCAATCAGCGGCTTGTTTGCTTTGGCTGCGTCTTCCCGAATCGCGCGCGCCGTCTCGAAGCACCCCGACGCATCGCCGCCGGGGCTATCGAAGCGCATCACGATCGCGCGGCCATCGCTCGCGCATGCCTCATGCACGCGCGCGCGGATCGCTTCGTAACTGTCGCACCACATTTCATCCCGCTGGACAAGCGGACCCGAAATTTCGATCACGTCCACTTGCCCCACGCGCGCATTGGCGCGCGTGGCCGGCGCAAAAAAGAGCTCGAAAAACGCCTTCGGATCGATCGCCAAAAGACCGTGGCGATCGAAGCGGTGCGAAGATACGGCGCGCCGGCTCATGCTGCCGCCTCCATGTCTTCGTCTTCGTATTCGTCGGCGCTGGCGTCTTCGTCGGCGCTCGCATCTTCGGGGAGCTCGGCCGGCGCGCCTTCGGGCATCACCACCGCGCTCGCCTGTACGGTGGTATTTCCTTGGAGCGGGATCCCGAAGCGCGCGCACACCGCGGGAATATCGAGCTGTAAGCCTTGCGCCGCGAGCGCTTCGCTGATCACCTTGATCCCGTTGCCGGCAGCCACGAGCGCGTTGCCTTCGGCCGCTTTGTCTTTGGGCGGGGTAACGTCCCACTCCACGCATGCCGGCTTGTCTTCGATCGCCGCTTCCCCGAAGCGGCTTGCGACGAAAGCGGGAATCACTTGCGTGTTCAGCGTGTACGCAAGATCGTCGGCCGTGGCTTTGATCAGATCCGCGCGGATCGACTTGTGCACATCCGCGTTAGCAAAGCCGGTGCCGCCGGTGGTCGTAACTTCTTGGCCGCACACCGCAATGATCATCTCATTGTTTTGATCCGCGATCGTTTTGAGCCAGCACTCAAAGCCCCGGCCGTTGCTCTCCACGAGCTTCACGTCATAACCGGGCTTCATCCCGAAGACGGTATTCACGCCCCACGCGAGCACCGCGCGAAACCACGTATCGCTTTGGGCTTCGCTGCCGCCTTGCGGCATCACGGCCACGCGCGCGGGGTTTGCTAGCTTGCCTTCCCAATTGTCTTTGTGAAGGTTTGCGTGCTCTTTGCGGATGTACGCGCGGCCGATGCAACGCCAGATCCCATTCACCCACGGCGCGTTTCGGCCACCGGGTGTATGTAAAACCCAGCGGCCGTCTCCCGGCGTGATCGGCAAAAGCCCCGCGGTGCTCTTGAAGTACCAGCGATTTTCGATCCAGCGATAGATCAAGAAGTGCGGCTCCAGCCGCACCATCACCGGATAGTCTCGGCCGACTACCGGCACGAGCTCTGCCACACCGCAGCCAAGTGTGATGCCGTCGGCCGCGAGCGCGGCGAGCTCACTCGGTGGGCACATCTCATCGAAGACACTTCGTGTCTCGGCCGTATCGTGGCCAAGCTCCAGCGCCGCGATCACTTCGGGATCACCCCGGAAGGTTTTCGGCAGCCGGACAAGCCCACCGGTGCGCGTACTTAGGACACCGGAAAACACCCCGTCCGTCCGAGCCGCGCGCATGAGCTTGCCGGCCAGCTCCAGATTGCCGGCATCGGCGTCATGCTCCGCCGCTTCGAGCTGCGCCAAGTACCAGCGCGTTTGTGGGATCGTGGGGAGCTGGATCTGGCCGCCCATGCTGGCGCGCATACGGATCACTTCGGGCGAATCGAGATCCGCATACGCTGCCGCGTGTGGCGGCGGGGCTTGGTAAGCGGAGCGGCCGAGTAGGCTGGCCGTGTATCTCGAGATCGCTTCGAACACGCCACGCGAAGATCCACGCGCGCGCGGCAGCCGCGGTTACGTAGTGGGCTTCACTCGGCCGCGAGCGGCGAAGCGGCCACGGCAGCGTCCCACCCGGCCGCCCCGATCCCATACAGCGCCTGCAGCTTGGCGCGCGCGGCCGGACTCGGCCGCTTGTAGCCCGAAGCCCAGTAGCTCACGGCCGGCCGCGACACGCCCACGCGCGCGGCTACTTCGCGCTCCGTGGTGTACCGAAGCACCGCCAAGAGCGAGCGGCGGCCCCGACTGATCACGATCAGCGCCGTTGCCATATCGAAGCTCCAGCGTAGGGATCGATCAGCGGTGCGCCTTCGTGGCGCTGCGCGCGCTCCATGGGACTCGCGGCCGCGCGCGCGGCCGCCGAGAGCTCCGCATCCGCGCGCAGCGAGAGCGGCTCCCACGCGGCCAGCGCTGCGGCATCGTAGCGATCGGGGCTCCGGCCGATGAGCTTGCGAAGCGTGATCTTGTCCGTGACTTTCAAGCGGCCATTGGCGGCTTGCTTCCATTCGAGCGCGTGGAGCTCTTTGGAGAGCTTCGCATCTTCGAGGATCGCGCCGCCTTCGGCCATCCAGCTTTCAAGGTTCGCCGCGAGCTCATCGCGCATACGGTCGTATACGGTCGGCTTGCGCACCGCGCGATCGCTGGCGCGCATGCTCACGAGAATGAAAGCACCTTCGTGTTCATCCAGATACGCGCGCAGCTGGCCATCCAGTTGCGAGCCGATCGATCCTTCCCGATCGAAGACAACTACCGGAGTCTCGCGCGGCAGCGTGAGCGGCGGCCGCAAGAGCTGGAGCAACATGGCAAGATGCTGATCCGCACTGAGTCCTTGATAGGCTCGAAGCAAAAGCATCTTGACGCCACGGCGCGCGCAAAAGACCGTTTCGTCTCCGCTGCCGGACTCACCCGCGGGATCCAAACCGATGTACAGACACCCCGCCTCCGGCGCTTCGTACCAGCGCTTTTCACTCTCGCCGATCGCGTGAAGGGAAAAGATCTTCCCTTCTTCGTTTGTGGCGTGCTCGCCCCGGACGCGCACCCGGTACAGCGCCGACTCTTCGCCCCACTCGAGACGCTTTTCCGCGATCCACTCGCTCGTGGCCAAGCCGGGGATCACCACTTCACCGCGCATCACGTTCGGCGTGGTTTCACTCGAGACGCGGATCGTTTTGTAGTGGGCTTGTTTGCTCGTGAAGGCTTCGAAAAACTCACCGGAGTTTTTCGTACCATTGCCCATAAGCACGAGCTTCGCGCCGCCGGCTCGATTGCCTTCGATCGCTTCGAAGATGAGATCCGGGACACCGCTTGCCTCGTCTACCAAGTACAAGAGATTGGATCCGGAGATGCCGGCCACGGCTTCGGCTTCCCTACTCGTGAAGCCGACGATCTCTCGAAAGTCTCCGCTCTTGAGTCCGGTCCTTGCTAACTCGCCTTGATCACCATCGATCACGGCCGAGTGCGGACATGGCACCGGGATCGCGCGGCCGTCCGGATCTTCGAGCTTGCATGCGAGACACCGGCCGCTACGCGCACGCAACATGCGCAGCTCGCGCCAAAGGATCTGATCGACTTGCCGCGCGGTGGTGCTGGAAAGGATCACGCGCGCATCCTGAAACGAGCAAAAAAACCAGAGTGCCAATCCCGCGATGCATGCCGACTTGCCGACTTTATGACCCGAGCACACCGCTACGCGCGGATAGTCGCGCACCGCTTCCACAATCTCGATTTGCCGCGCCCACGGCTCGAAGCCGAGCACTTCCCGAAAGAAGCCCACCGGCTCGCGTCTCCACTTCGCACTCGGGAAGCGCACCCCCGTGGCGCGCTGGACTAGCGTGCGCAAGCCGATGGATAGGTCGGCGGCAAAGGTCGCATCGGCCGGCGGCAACATGGCCGCCTTGCGCTTCGCCACTTCGATGCCGACCACGCTTGTCATTTGTCCAGCCGTCCAATCGCATCGATCACGGCTTGCGCGGCGATCGGGTGGGGCTCCAGCGCGGCCACGATGGCGGCGCGCAGCTTGCGCCAGCTCGGATGCGCGGTGACATAGCGCGCTTCGCTGTACTCATTGGCTTGCTCCAGTTTGGCGCGCAGCGCGAGAATTTGAGACTCGGCCGTGGCGAGCTTTACGCGCTCTTGCGGGATCAAGCCTTCGGCGTTTCGTTCGCGCCGGAGGATCGCCGCGATGGCCAAACAGTCTTCGAGCGTAGTCGGGGTGTGGCCATTGCCGGCCACTTCATCCGCCGACGGCTCATCCGGCAGCGTCCCACCCGGCCGCACCGACCACGCGCGCAGGGGGATGCCGTAGCCGGCAAAGAGCTTGGCGCGCGCGGTGGCTCCGGGAACCTTTGCGCCGCTGCGCCAATCGCTCACGGCCGACTCCGATCGGAAGCCGCACCGGCTGGCGATCGTTTCGTATGTGTCCGTAAGCTCCACGAGCCGGCGCTGGCCTTCGGTGCGGATCACCGAAGGTTGCCGGCCGGACCGTGGTGGCTCTTTATGTCCGTTGCCTTTGGCCATTATCAAGACTCGTGCCAAGTCGGATATCGCGAAATCATTGAGTTTTTTGGCGTGTCCGGTTTTTGCGGCGCGGCCCCTTGGACCCTCCCATTCCCCCTTCTGTTCGATGTGGGGGCCGTTGTGGGCGACTTGAGCCCCGCGGTGGTGGGTATGGCGCCCGCCGTGGTGAGTTAGACCATTTGCCTACCCCTGCGCACATGTGCGCATATGGCACAATAGCAAGCCATTCCGCGCGCTTACTCATTGTCAAGCGCAATCTGAGCTTCGCGCTCGATTAGGTGGCCAGCATCCCACCCGTCTTTATATGCATCACGCTTGGCCGCGCTTACGAGCGCCGCGCATTCCACCCACTGGATGGAGCTCGGCTTGTCTCGCTGGCGATCGCGCTCGTGGCACACGCGCCACGGGGTATCCACGATCCACAGCTCGCACCGCGCACCATTGCGCCGCCCCATGGCAAGCCACCTAGCGCGCTCGAAGCCCCGTAGGCTGCACGCATCCACCACGATGCTCCGGCCAGCCACAAGCGCCGCTTCGGCATGCCGCCACAGCTTCACGAAGACGGCCGCCGCGTCCGCGCTCTCGGTGCGTACAGCGTCGGCGCTCATTACGAGCGCATCCAGCCGCCTACCAAGCGCCGCGGCCAGCGTGGACTTCCCCGAAGCCGGCAATCCGCACATGACGTGGAGCTCCGGCGGCTTCATTCCGCCTCCGGTAGCCGTGGCCGATAGTGCATGAAGTGCTCGCGCGTATACGACACGAGCTGGCCGTATGCGGTGCGCGCGCAATTCCGCGCCACGGCATCGGGCGCGCCGTCCGGCAGCACATACTCACACTGCACGCGCAGCACGAGCGTTACAGCCGTGTGTCCCGGCTTTTCCGCCGGCCGCTGGACACCGATGCTTAGATCGGGATCTGGCAACGTCTCCGCCGTGAGCTTGCCTACGTGGCCAGCGCGCCGCCTCCCATGCTCCCGGAGCTCTCGAAATTGCGTCATGGCTTGTCCATCCCCACCGGCGGTGATTCTTCGAACATGAGCCGCCGAAACGCCTCCACCGCGCGCCTAGCACGATCCCCCGCGACCAGCGCCGCATCATCATCCCCACCCGGCTCATCGCTTGCGGCCACGGCCACGGGGCTTGTGTGCCGCACAAACGCGCAAGCGAAAGCCGCGGCAAATACGTTTTCCTCGAATGGCGTCATGGCTCTTGCTTTTCCCGTTCTCGCTCTCGGTGGAACAACGCTTCCGCCACCGCCCACAGACACCACGCGCAAATGCGCGTGGAGCCACCCAAGCGAAAGCGCCGCCTCACCGGAGACTCGCATAGGTCACATGTTTCCATCACAGCGCCCCCGCCTTCCTACACATGCCAAACAGAAACAACGCGCCCAAAATCGTGAGTATGAAAAGCAGTGTGTACAGCGCATTTTGCACCGCGAGCCGATACGTGCGATCCACATCATTCGGTGTCGGCGGGACAATCGGGATCACGCTATACGGCCGCACCGCCACGTGATGCCCCGGCCCCGCGCATGTGTACTCTCCAAGCGCAAGCGGCAGCCAATCGCCGCACTTGGGACACACCATCATCTCGCTTTGCTCGGCCGCGCGCCGCTCGTCTTCGTCCACGTAACCCGGCTCTCCCGGCTGATCCCCGCTTGTCATGTCACTTTCCCCTCCGTCACTAGGAAGTGCTTCGTAGCTCTCAAGAAGCTTGCCATCTTGCGCCAGCCGGCTCCGAGCTCTCGCTCCACCACCGGCAAGCCAAGCTCATGCGCGAGCCGCGCCGCTTCTGCCATGCCACTACTCACACCAAGATCGATGTACAGCGCCACCCGATCGCAGCGCCGCAGCCAAGCCAGATGCGCATTGATCCCGCGCTCACGATCGTAGTTCTCCGCATCATCCAGCACCCGCGGATACAGTAGATGGCCCAAAAACGGCGCTTCATCGTGGACAAGCGCATCGAACATGCAGCAATCCGCGTACAGCACATTCGTCATCACATCCCCGCGCAGCGGCGATTCGATGCACACGCGCGGTGTACCGCGCACCGGTGTCGGCGCGTCATCGCACTCCATGCCGCCGAGCTGCCGCGCGCGGATCTCGCAAAGGTATGCCGCTTGCGTGAGTGCATGCACCGTGTGCACGCCGAGCTCTCGCCGCTCCGCCACATGCCGGAGCTCCTGCGCATACGCATCCCAATTCACATTGCTCATGTCGGCCACTCCATCCACCCCACGCGGGGGAAGCGCTCGCAAAATGGACTCCAATCCACTGGCCGCGGATTGCAGAAACGCCATTCCAGTCCCACGCCCGAAGCGTGGTGCGCGGCTACCACGAGAGCCTTCGCTGCGCTCTCATCGGCCGCGATCACGGCCGCGCAAATCGTCGGTGTGTCGGTGCCGTCATCATTCAAGCGCCACCCACTGATCCACCACGGCCACATAGTAGCCGTAAAGGCAAAGGTGCCGCCGCCATACCAGCTAAGCCAAAAACGAGTCATGTCGCTTGCTCCACCCGCGCGCGCTCCAGCGCATACTGCATGCCGGCCACCACGCGCGTGTAGCCGTCGGCTACGCCAGTATTCCACCACGCCAGCGCGCTCACGATCGCCGCGGCCAGCTCCCGGATTACCGCGTCTCGGCTGCGCACCACTTGCCGAAGCCGCTCGTTTTCCGCTTGTAGCTTCGAGACTTGGTCTTGCTTGCTCGCGCGGTACAGCTTCGCGCTCTCCGGCCATCCATCCCAGTGATCGGCCAAGCTCTTCGGTTCATCGCTCATAGTCGCCCCCCGGTGCGCTGGATCCGCACCATCACGGCCACGATCAACGCCAGCACGAGTAGCAAGACCACCACAAGCACCACGATCCGCGTAGTACCAGTGGCGCGCACCGCCACTCCCGCGATCCAGTCTTTGCTCGCACGAGCCTTCGGCGCACTCGAGACGGCTTGTCCCACGTTATTGAACAAGCCCCACGCGCCTTTACCCTCCCAAGTCCCGTGAAGCGTATACAGGCTACACGGAGCGTTCATCTTCTCGCCAAACCTATCAAGCATGTACACATACGCATCATAGGCTTCCGACTTGGCCGCCCACACATTGGCGTTGGTTAGGTGATGCATCCCGGCTTCATAGCAACCCAGCAATGGAATGCTGTGCGCGCGGCAATGCTGCTCTAGCGCCGTGGCGATCGGCTCTCCGTTCACCTTGGAGTCAACCTCCGAGCTCCAGCGCGAGAGCTTTTCCGCAGCGCCATCCACCCCGTTGCCGATGTACGGCGCAAGCGCGATCATATCGATCTTTTGACCGCGCGGATTCCATTGCGCGCTGGCGTACACGTTGCGCAAGGCTTGCGTGGTGAGATCCAGGTTGCCGGACTCGCTGAACACGCGGATCACCCGCGCACCCATGGCGCTCGCCCCGAATACCCCCTGATAGATCTCATATAGCTGGAGCGCCCGATACAGCTCGTGGGCAATCCCCTGATAGTACTGATTGCTTCCCGGCAAGCCTAACGCCTTCCCCGCGTCAATCGATTGCTGGAAGGCGCTAAACGAGCCATTCCATACTTCGTTGGATAGCTCCACATAGGCTTTCAAGGCTGGCGAGAGCTTCGCCTTGATCAGTGTGGCTTCTTGCAAGATGTAGTTATCATCGGCCAAGTATGGGTGTGTGAACCAACAATCAATGTTAGCTCGATTGCACAAGTCGATCTGCCATTCCACGGCAAGCCCGGTAGTGGACGCTGGCGAAGCCCCGTCTATGTAGATCTCCGCATTGCCGGGATCCGTCGGCAGCTTGCGCTGATTCCAGCTCTTGATCTTACTAAAGTTCACCGCGTTGGTGTCCATGTGCCGAAACACACTAAAACCCGATAGGTCGGCAAGGAATTGCGGCGACCAAATATCATCACCATTGGCGTAGGCCGTAGCCCACGCCACGCTGGACTTGTAGATCGCGGTCCCCGCCCACGGTGCGATAAACCACTCTTGCGTGCCGAGACTCATTTTGCCCGTGGTCGGCGGCGGCCCCGCGCTCGCCACCACCGCGAAGGCTTCACTAGGCGCATCGTGCCACGCCCCGGCGGCATCTAGGTGCGTCGCATACGCTTCCCATTGCCCCACGGGATCGCTCGCCTTGAAGCTCCGGCTTGCGTCCAGCGTGACATGCGCCCCCGGCTCCAGCCGCACATTGCTCAAGACTGGAGCGAGATCCGTAAACGGCCCCCCGCCGTGTGTCGCCCCCGGCGCGCGCGCCGCGATCCGGATCTCGCGCACCGTGATCGCACTTGTACCGGTGTTTCCGTAGCTCACCGAAGCCGTGAGCGGCGTGGCCGATCCCGCGACTACCACGCGCCGACCTAGCTCCAGCGCCGCCGATACGACAAGCCCGCCGCTTCCCGAGCCGCCACCGCCACCGATACCGCCCCGGCCACCGATACCGCTCACCCCGCCGGTACCGCCGCCTCCGCTGCCGCCCCGGCCACCGGTACCACCTACGCCACCGGTACCGCCGCCCACCCCGCCGGGATTCGGACATAGCAGCACCGGCGTACACGGCCCCGCGGTTTGCGCGTGTACGCTCCACGCAAAAGCCAGCACGGCCAGCACCGCAAACAGCCACACGAGATAACCCAAATCATCCCTTGTCATGATCGTTTCCCTTTTCGCCAGCCACCGCGCCGCTCGATTTTCTTCGGCCGCATGTCTTCGCTCCAGCGCTCCATCAAAGCGTGGAGCTTGATCAGTGTCCCCGGCCGCGTAGTGCGCTCTTTGCCCGTCTCGAGACGCTCCAGCCACGGCTCGCTTACCCCGGCCATGGCTGCGGCTTCGGGGATCGTGAGCGCCATGCTGCGCCGCCACGCGCGCCACGCGATCAGCTCTTCGGATACCCCGCGCTCCGTCCGGAGCTCTCGGCTTGATAGCGTCATGCTTGCCCCCGCTTTCGATTGAGCATTTTGATCAGCGCCAGCCGCTCCAGCTCTTCGGTGATCTGGTAGGACGTGCCGCCGCCGTACACCGCGCCCGCAAGCGCTAGCAGCATGCAGCCGAAGCCCGTGGGGATCGGACATGGCACAAACAAGCGCGGTCCGATGAACGGCCATAGATACGCGGCCGCGAAATACGCTCCGGCCCCGCCGGCTATCGTCCAAAGCACGTGCTTCATCATACGGAGCCGCCTTCCGTCCACGCGCGCACCGACGCACGCATCGCGCGCTTGCCAATCGAGCGCCCCACCGGCCGCGCTTGACTCGCCCACCGGCCGATCAAAATGGCCGGCGCTTCATCCGCGCCCACGATGCGCAGCTTCGCCCACCAGCGCGCGATCACTTGCTCATGTGCGCGCACCGCATCGCGCGGTGCGCTCGCCCACTTGCGTCCGAGCACCACCCCCCGCCATTGATTCGGCTGGACGTAGACCACCCGCGCGCTCGCTTGCTCGGCGCATCGCCACGCGCGCAGCCACCGCTCTCGCGCTGCGCCGAGCATCGCCACGATATTCGGGCTACCGCCCCACGGCGCTTCGAGCACCATCACCACCGGCACGCGGTGCTCCGTCGAGAGCGCGCACGCATTCGACACCACTTGCTCCACGATGGCTTCATCCAGCGTGTCCAGCTCCCCGCTACACATGTACTTGCCGCGCAGCGCGATGCTCCAGCCACTCATGCGCGCGGTGTCCACGGCCAGCACCACGGCCAGCCACGGCTTCGGCGCTGGCGTCTCCGCCTTCGCATCCCGGCTCGTGCTCCAGCGCGAGAGCGCCGACGGCGCTTCGATACCGGTGCGCGTACCGGTGAGCTCCAGCTGTACCGGAGACGCCTTATGGGTGCGCCTACGCATCCGGCACCACCGCCCCGACATGCACCGCGCGCAGCTCGATTCCCCACCCGTCTAAGACTTGGCCGACACTCGCACCCCACCCCGCGCGCCGGCTCGTCTTCGGCAGCTGTCCAATTGTGTCAAGCTCATTGACCTTCCATGTAGGTCTACGTGTCTTTGCCTCACACCATTGAATCAGGTGATAGGGTGAAGCCCGATCGTCCTCACATCCGGACACGAGCGCGCTCCACTCCTGGATCCCGAACACCACGCGCCGAAGGCGTCTCAGCGCCATCCAGACGGCTCGGCTCGTGGTGATGGTAAGAGCTAGCGGCTTGCTATCTGTCACCCCGCACAAGCTCACCGAAGCCGGCAGTAGGGGTAACAGCGAAGCGCGCAGCGCTAAGACTTCTCGGCACTCCAAAGACTGATCTTCGAGCTTCACTCTCCGGACTCCGAAGCCGACGCTAGAGAGCTCCAGACTGGTACTCACCCCCATAAGGGGTGAGTGAGTACCAGTCGGAGCTGCGGTACGGTCATATGTCCGGATACCAGTCAGTACCGGTGTATTGGTGATCTTCGGGGGGTGATCACTTGGACGATCGGGGAGCCACTGATACCCGGTACTAAGTGGTATTTGAGTACCACTCGCGCGCTTGGTACTACTCTTGGCGCGTCTCATGTTTTACCCCCTACATTGGCCAGGATCCGGTACACCTTGGCCGATCGCGGCCCCTTCACGAGCTCCAGCCGACCTTCATCGGCCAGCGCCCGAAGCACATCCAGCGCGCGGTTACGCCCCACACCGCAGCGCGCCACGATTTGGTTCGCGCTGCCGCCGGCCGTGTGGAGCCGTACCGCTTTGAGTATTCGGCTGGCGTCTCGCTCGAAGGCTTCGGACGCCTTGGCCGACTCATCGATCGGCACGGGCTTGCGCCAGCACACGCGCACCCCCGCCGACGGCCGGCCGTCCACGGCCACATCTTCCACGCATAGCTCGAAGGCTTCGAGCTCCATGCCTTCGGCTTCGGCCGGCATCTTGACTTGCCGCACAAGCTTCGAGCCGTCCGGCTGCGCCACGAAGTTCAGCACGCATCCGGACGCGTCATAGATCGCGCTGCTACCCCGCGCGAGCGTACGCGCATCGCCACCGCCCCCCGGAGCCCCGGCGTTATCCTTGCGCGGCTTCGAAGCGTGATGGAGTACGAGCATGCTGCATTGCTCGCACTGCGAAACGAACGTGAGCACATCGATCGCGCTCCGGAACGAACTATCGTTTTCGTCGCTGAACGGAGCCGCCCCGCGCAGCGCATCCACGATCACGAGATCGAAGCCGGCACACGCGCGCCGATACTCGGACTCCGCCCCCTTCTTGTCCAAGTACACCCGCGGCATCTCGACATATTCGATCCGGCCTTCGAGCTCCGCCGGATCGATGCCATGCCCAATTGCCAAACGCTGATACCGCTTGGCCGTGGCGTACAGACCTTGCTCGTAATCGATGTGTAAGACACTCATCGGTGCGCTATCGAAGTGGCCCCACACCGGCCGCCCCGTGGCCAAACACAACGCCAAGCTTTGCACCGCGATCGTTTTGGCCGATGCCCCGAAGCCGACTAACAGTGTCGGCCGCCCCGGCCCGATCTGGAGCCCCGGTACGCACCACCGCTGCGGCGGTAGCGGTGCGAAGAGCTGCGCCGTGTGGTAGCGCGGGATCATCGCACTCGGCGGCTCCGCAGCCGTCGGCTGCGCGGCCGCTGGACCCGTCTCGGCCGGCGGCCCCGGCGGTTCCCACGATTCCACCACGGTGGTGTGTGCTCCGTTCGTGTATCCGGGCTTCGTGAGCTCTCGAGTGGGACCCGACCTTCGATCCTTTTGGTAGCCGGCCGCGAAGCCACTTCGAATCGTCTTTTGCGCTTCAAGCTCCGGAAGCCCCGCTTCCATGGCCGCAGCCAAGAGCGAGCGCTTCACGTCTCCGGCATCCAGCCGATCCCCCGCCACGAGCATCCCCAAATTGAACGCCGCATCATTGAGTGCGCGATTGCGGCCGCCTTCGGCGGTGGTGCGTACGGTCTGGATCTCGCTCTCGAGAGCTCCCCGCGCCCACCGATCCGCGCGCGCCCCACCGGCCGCCGGCACGAGCGAGAGCTGCGCCGACGGCATCGCCGCCACGCGATCGCACGTATGCTCCACGATCCACTCGGTGGGCATCGGCAGCGGTACTTGGTAGCCGCTGCCGGCATGCCAGCTGTACACGTGGCCGGACTCGTGGATGCTCGGCGGAATCACCGCGAAGCCGCCTTCACCCCGGAAGTCCAAGCCCGGACCAAAGCCCCGGCCGCCTTCACCCACACGATTGCGAAGCGGCACATCCCCGGCCGCGAAGTACACATGCCAGCCGCGCGCGGTGATCACCATCGGTGCCGCTGGTAGCGGCGGATACTTCGCCAGCGTGGCGTCCCCTTCGGCCCCGTCCACGTCCAGCACCACGACTCCGGAAGCGCGGCCGGTGAGTATGCCAATATTGGCAAGCGGAAACTCATCCAGCCGCGCGCGAATCGCGATCGGATCGCTCGTGGCTCGCTCTTTCCACCCCGCGCCGCCGAGTGGATGCTTGCCGGGATTCGGACACTCGGCATTGAAGCACGAGCAAAGTCCGGCCGTGATCCAGTGCGCGAGAGCGATGCGCACACCCCACGCTTCGGCCAGCGCCAACGCAGCCAATAGCTTCGGGGAGTCCGGAGATTCGCTCGCGAGATCCGGAGGTTGATCACCCATGCGTCCCCGGCGCTACGTGCGAGCAATCGGGACAACACTTGCGTTGTGTCTCCCAATAGGTGGGGCCGCATCGCTCGTACGGCGCATCGCACCCACTACACACGTTGAGCTCACGGCATGCATTGCACAACGCGAGCCACGTGGCTTCTTCGCACGCAAGCGAGCGCACATGCACCTTGTACGCGGCTTGTCGCGCCGCACATGCGTGCTCGTGGATGCGGCGCAAATCGAGAATCGTGATCGTCACCGGTAGGGCTCCCGGAGCTAGAGACACGAATGCGCGCGCAGCCGACGGCTGCGCGCAAGGCACGAAGACAACTACGCGGCCGCGCGCACTGCGGCCGCAGCTCGGCGCTTGCGCTTGCGCACACGCACCCGGCGCGACTCACACAGCTCGGCAATCGAAACAACACCACGGGTCGCATCGGAGATGCGCTTGGCCACGTCGTAAAACTTGACGCGGCGATCCTGCGTTACGAGCGCGTGGATCGTTTGGTACGAAACGCCGGAGAGCAGGTGAAGCCGATACATCGCTCCACGGCCACCACGCTGGATCCACACCCGGAGTCTCATCGGCCGGCTATAAAGTGCACTTGATATAAAGTCAACGGGTATTGACTAATGCTCATCCGTTGCCAGTAGTACCCAAGTGAAGCCGCACCACTTGGCCACGCATCCGGAACCGAACGTCTCCGATCCGCTTGCCGAGCACACCGTCAATCGCCGCATGTGGGCGGCTTACCTTCGCGCTGGTTACAACCGTAATACGTTCGCACCCGAGCTTGGGATCACCTACCAGGGCTTGCATTTGCTGGACGTAGGCAAGAGCACACCGAAGCTCTCCACGCTTTGCCGCGTCTCCGAGCTCACCGGCTTTACGCTCGATCAGCTCGTGTACGGCCATCACTCCCCCGGACTACAACGCATGGAAAAGCTTCTAGCCGATGATGATGTGCGCGCGGTGCTCTTTGAGATCCGCGCCAGCACCGAACAGATCGAAGCGCTGGCCGAGTACCACCGCAGCGTGGCCGGCTCGCTCCAGCCGCTTACCCGGAGCTTCGTTTCCGCGTTTGTGGAGCGCTACGCGCTCGCGCGAAGCGAAGGCTCCGATCATCCGGTGGCCATCCAAGAAGCCAAGGCATCGGCCGTCAACGCTCGCGAGAATGCCGCAGCGGCCGCGCTCCGGCGTAACGCGCCGCCGACGGATGTGGAGCTCGAAGCCGTCGGCAAAGCGCTCAAAGCCGGCACGCTGATCGTAGCGCCCACCGCCAAGATGAAGCGGCCGCGCCGCCGCACCCCGCGGCCGTCCAGCAATCAACGGCGGTAGTGCGCTGCGGCGTTTCTCTCGGCCGCTTCGAGCGCATCGGCTACGCATACGGGCTTGAGTCTTATGGCCGGCTCCACGTCGCACAGCTCTTCGGCCAGCTCCGACGGAGAGATCTCGGCGGTGAGCCGCATCCGGTGGAGAATCCACGCGCATGCGCCACGCGCCCACGCGCGCAGCTGATCCGCGCGCGGCGCTAGCTCGGCGTAGGTAAGCCGCTGGCCACATAGGCCAAGCCGGCCCGAGCTCACACCCACGAGATCCAGCTCGAAGGTACGCACGAGCGCGCCGGGTGGGACGCGCTCGCCCGGCTCCCACCCATACAGCGCGCGGATTACAGCAGCGAGGTTTGCGGCAGTGACGGCCATCCCGGCGGTGTCTCACCACTCGCCCCCGGTGAACATGACCAATTCCCACAAGCCCACGATCGCCCCCCGGCGGTGTCGCTTTATTGTGGGAGCGGCAACGCCACGATCACACCTGACACACACCCCGATCGGGAGTGATCGCACAATTCAAAAAAAATCAACCTCGGAGGATTATCTGTAGACTTTATATAAAGTGCGCTTTATAAGCCCACGTGTGTCCATTCGAGTCCTTACGAACAGTGAAGCGAAGGCGCACCGCCGCTGTAGCCGCGAGCACCACAACGCCTATGAGCTCGGCTTCCGGAGCGCTGGCGAAGATGCGGCCGCGCTCCGCTTCGGCACGCTGATCCACCGCGCGCTCGAAGCGTGGTGGAGAGCCCCGCGTGGGCTTGGCATTGCCGGCACGCTGCGGCTCTCCCACGCGCTCGCGACGCTGCCGCCGGACACCGACGCCTTCGATCGCGCGCGCGCCGTGGAGATGCTGCGCGGCTACGATCTTCGGTGGTGCGATGAGCCGCTGGAAACGATCGGCGTGGAGCTCGAATTCCGCGCGCCGCTGATCAACCCGGCCACCGGCCACGAGAGCCGCACCTTCGTGCTCGGCGGCAAGATCGATGCACTGGCGCTCCACCGATACGAAAACCGCATTTACATCGTGGAGCACAAAACGAGCTCCGACGATCTCTCCCCCGGCTCCGACTACTGGCAAGTGCTCCAAGTGGATACGCAAGTCTCCACCTACTATGCCGGCGCGCGCGCTCTCGGCTTCGAGCCGGCCGGTGTGATCTACGATGTGCTGGGCAAGCCGAAGCAACGGCCGTTGCAAGCGAACAAGAGCCGCGATCAGCCGGAGAGCGCCGCCGACTACCAAGCGCGCATCCGTGAAGCCATCGCCAGCAACCCCGATCGTTACTATGTGCGCGGCACCGTGGTGCGTCTCGAGAGCGAAGAGCTAGACGCGCAGTGGGACACGTGGCAAGTGGCGCGCCTGATCCGCGAGAGCGAGCTGGCGAAGCGCTGGCCGCGCAACCCGGAGAGCTGCCGCCGCTTCGGCCGCATGTGCTCTTACTTCCCGGTGTGCTCCGGTACCGCGAGCCTAGAAGATCCCGCGCGCTATCGCCGCGCGCTGAACGTTCACGAAGAGCTTACGCCGGGGTGGCCATGAAAGCCGCCAAGAAAGCACGCTTCACCGCGCGCGAAGAGTACACGGCCACAACGCGCAAGCTGGCCGAAGTCCAGTCCACGCTGCGCGTTACGCTTAGCCGACAAGTGCGGGAGCTTGCCAAGCTCCAAGCGATACTCAACCGAGTGTTAGCCCTAGATACGGCGCAAGCGGATACCCTAAAGCAAAGCGCTTTTTACCGTGATGTGTTGACGTGGTTTACGTGGTGGGCGGCCAGTGAGTCCGACACCGATTACGAGAAGCTTACGCTTGCGAGAGATGCCGCCCACCGGCGCATCATGGCAACGCTTGGACTCCCGGTGCCGCCATGAAATCGGATCGCCGCCAACTGGAGCTCCCCTATCAAGCGCACTCGCCCACGAGCGCGGCCGCGGCCGAAGCCGCAGCGCCCACCGCCCCGACCGATCGCGCGCGCATCTTGGACTTACTCCAGCGCGCCGCCCCCGACGGCTTCACGGATGAACAGATCGCACGCATGCTCCGACTCAACCCGAGCACCGCGCGCCCCCGCCGCATCGAACTAACGGACGCGCATCTCGTACATAACTCCGGCCGTACTCACCTCACCCGCGCCAAGCGGCGCGCGGTGGTGTGGGTGGCCGCAAAGAAGGGGTGATCCGATGCCAGACACTTTCGCAGATCCTAGCGTGATCGAATTGCGGCTCGGTGCGCAAGAGATCATGGAGCGTGTTGACGACATGCTCTCGTGGGAAGCCATCGCGAGTCAGGCGGAGTTGCGTTACGAATGGAGCCATTTTATGCGCGCGGTCCCGCTCGTTTCCGTAGGTGCCGACCACTGGGGCGTATTGACTCCAACCAGCATCGAAGCGAACGAACAAGAGATCGAAGATGAAGCGACACGCAAAGAGCTGAACGCTGGCGCTTCAATGTATTACGAAGAGGCGTTGCCGGAGTTTCTTGAGACTACGTTCAGGCATAAGACTGTGCGCTATGCACAGCTCATTGAATGCGATAGGTCGAAAGAGTGCGCCGCCGGGGCAGGCACCGATCATCCGACCCTAAAAGGCGATGATGTGTCAGATCTCGAATCAACGGACGGCTGCGCGTGGCTCGGGGCAACCTATCACCTTGAATCGATCGGTGAGGTTGGCAGTAAGTCTGCGAAGGCGTATCAGCGAGTGTGCCGCTTGCCGCAGACTGCACGGGTTTTCCTCCATCAGCATGTATTTGCTTTTGCCGACGGCCGCGCCACGAGCAACGTAACCGGCTTCGGATATTGGAATCGACGCTTTTTTGAGCTCGGCAAAAATCATGAGCGGCTTGCGAAGAAAATGGACGGGAACAGGTTTTTCCACCCATCACTGATACAGCTTGCATCCGGCATCGCGGAATGCGTCGATCGCGCCGAAGTGTGGGGCGTCGAGCTTAGTCTCGGCGGACCACAGCGCACTGGCGTCGAGCTGCGCACCGATGCAATCGGCGCGCGCGCATTCGTGAAGCTGCTACGCACCGCGGAGACAGCAAGCGCGCGCCGCAAGTCAGTAGTCCACTGGGTGAATGAGCACATGCGCAGGCGGCGCGCAAGCGACGCAAGCGCCGAGATCTTCGTGCGCGGCCATTTGCGAGGCATGCAGAGTGTTCCGTGTGGCCGCTACCACGCCCGCATTTGGCCAGCGCAGAATCTTGTCGACAAGGCAGCGAAATCATGAACGAACAAATCATCGCTACTGTCATCTCGAATGAGCCGGCCGCCGGCCGGATGTTGCTTGCTAACATCATCACCGGCCCCGTGCACAAGCCGCTGCGCGCGCTCGTGTATGGCGTGGATGGCATCGGCAAGTCTACGCTGGCCGCATCCGCCGAAGCCCCGATCTTCATCGGTGCCGAAGACGGTACGGCCACGCTCTCGGTGGCGCGCTTCCCGGAGCCGTCCAGCTGGCGTCAAGTGCTGGATGCGATCCGCGAGCTCACCAACGCCTCGCACGAGTACAAAACGCTCGTGATCGATACGCTCGATTGGTTGGAGCCACTGTGCTGGAGCCACGTGGTGGGGACCGGCCGGCGCAATCGAGACGGTACGCTGATCGAAACCATCGAAGACATACCTTACGGCCGCGGCTACTCGGCCGCGCTGGATGAGTGGCGGCTCTTGTGCTCGCTCTTGGATACGCTTCGAGCGCGCCGGAGCATGCAAATACTCTTGATCGCGCATGCCTGGATCAAGACCTTCCGCAATCCCGAAGGGGACGATTTCGATCGCTTCGAGATCAAGCTTCACGCCAAAGCGCAAGGCTTGCTCCGTGAGTGGTGTGATGCGGTGCTCTTCGCCATGCATGAGACGTTCACGCATAAGAGCGGGAAGGGTACCGAAGCGCGCGCGAAGGGGATCAGCACCGGAGCACGGATCCTCCGCACCCAACGCACCGCCGCCTACGATGCCAAAAATCGCTACAACCTCCCGGACTCGCTGCCGCTCGATTGGCAGTCTCTCACGGATGCCATAGCCGACGGCCAGCCGGCCACCCCCGCGGCTCTCGAGACGAGGATCGCGGCCATGCTGGCCGGCGCGGATCCCGATCTCGTGGAGCGCGTACGGCGCGCGGTACTCGCCGCGGCCGGCAACGCGATCACACTTGCACGCATCGAAAACAAACTGTCCGCACAGCTCTCGATTCAAGGAAAGGAAAACCAGACATGATCCCCGAAGGCAGCTGGAAAGCAAAAGGCGGCGCGTGGGCGATTGGCACCGCCTCCACCGGTACCGATCAAGTAGGCGTAGAAATCATCTTCCTAGAAGGTCCGGCCAAAGATGAGCGCCGCACTTGGTACGGGTATTTCACGGATGCCGCCTTCGAGCGTACGATCGAAAGCTTGCGCTTGCTCGGCTGGAAAGGCTCCGATCTCAGTGACCTAACAGGCATCGGCACCACCGAAGTCTACGCGGTGGTCGCCCACGAGCAAGATCAGCACGGAGAGATCCGCGAGCGCGTGGCGTGGATCAATGATCTCGGCGGAGTGGCGATGAGCAATCGCATGGATGAAGGCTCCGCCAAAGCTTTCGCCGCGCGCATGCGCGGGAAGATCCTCGCGCTGGATGCCGCCGGTGGTCGCAAGCCCGGAGCCCCGGCCATGCGTCAAGCTTCGCTACCGTCTCGAGAGCCGCCGCCCACCGGAGCCGGTGGCGCGAGCCACGTCATGCCGCCCCCCGAAGACGATAACACCCCGTTTTGAGCCGCCGCCATGCCGACGATCAAGACCTACCACGTGTGGGACAGTACCGACGGACCGGACGGCGGCGCGCTCGTGGAAGCCACCACGATCGAAGCCGCCGCCGAAAACTACGCCGAAGCCGACATGGATCGAATCGATGCCGGCGTGTACAGCTCGGCATCCGGCCACCCGCTCCGAGTGCGCGATCCCGACGGGGATGTGTGGGAGGTATGCGTGTCTCTCGATTGGCTCCCACACTTCAATGGCAAGCGTGTGCGCGTATGAATTCGCACGTGATCGACCGACTGATCAGCATACGCATACCTAACCTGCAGCTCTTGGCGGCGGCCGCGTACGCGCGCGCTCGCTCCGAGTACATGGGCGGCCGCTTCGAGCGCGCCGCCTTCGATCAAGCCGTGGCCGCGTGGGCGGCTCGGGAAGCGCGCCGAGCCGTGGAGGGTAGCAATGCCGCGCTCGAAGCGTAAACGGCCGACTCCGGCCCCGACCGGCCCCCCGCCGGAGCGCTTGCTTTCGCTGCCGGAAGTGGCCGCGCGGCTCGGCGTGAGCACAAACACGATCCGGCGGATGCGCTCGCGCGGTGAGATCCGCGTGATTCGCATCGGCAACGCAAAGGGCTTACTGCGCGTGGCCGAGTCCGAGCTCCAGCGGCTCATGACCGAAGGCACCCCGGCCGCGTGAAGCCCCACAAACGAAGACGGCCGCCCCACACCGGGGCGGCCGTTTTGTTTTTGGCGGCAGTGTCGGGAGTGCGCCGGTGGCGCGCACACCCTGACACGCTGCGGAGCCGATCTACGGAGCCGCGTACTCCCGACACCGCCGCCCCCTACATACCACGCGCCGCCTACAGCTGCGGCACGTTCTCCGGGGTAAGCCCCGGCCAGCCTTCATCCGCCACCGGCTTCACGAGCTGCATAGCGTCTTCAGTGGTGCGCACGTCATGAGAGATCTTCACCACGCCCACGTAGTGCTTCTCCGCAATCCGTGTGCTGTGTCCGAGCTGCCGCGCGCTCATGTACGGCGCAGCATCCCCGAAGATGGCAGGCGCGCATGTGAGGTATGTCCCGCAAGTACAGCGGAGTTTCTGGTAATCAAAGCTCGGCGCTTCGTACTCTTCGATCAGCTTGTGGCGCGTGTTGTACAGCGCCGCCTCCGAGCCGCCAAGGATGCTACCGCTGCGCCCCTTGTAGTTGCCGATCAGCCACGCGAGCAAAGGTGAATGCGCGGTGCTGATCGTGCGCTCCGTGAGCGTTTTGCTGACATGCGAGCGCACCGTAATCTGCAGGCATCCATCATCATCGGCGCTCACATCTTCCCAGCGGATGCCGAGAGCTTCGGCCGCGCGCGCACCGGTGAGCAAGATGAACAGCACCACCGACAAGAAGCGCCCGCTGTAGTCGCCGCCGTACGGCTCCGCATCGTGCCGCCGGCAGCGGGTGAGGATCGCGCGCAGCTCGGCGGCGCGGCTAAAGCCCCGCTTGACAATCGGCTCTTTGGTACGTTTCAAGCCGGCCGCGATATCTTCGAGCGAGAGCGCCACGAGCTCCAGCGCGTGAAGCTCTTTGAGCACCGCCGAGAGCCACCGAAGCTCTTTGTTGGCGGTGGCCGGACGGCGCGCGCCGCTGCGGCCGCACTTCTTGGCGTTGAGCTGGGTTGCCATGCGGCTCCCCGCGTAGGCGCGCAGCATGCCCCGCGAGAGCTGCCGCGTGGTGCGGAGGTTGATCGCGGGAAGCGCGCACCACCGCAAGAACATGTCACACCCGCGCCGGTACTCGGCTTGGGTGGATGCGCGCTTCGTGAGCGCCCACGTCTCGAAGTAGCGATCGAATGCCTTCGAGATCAGCGTATCGGCCGCGCGGTGGGGCGCGCTGCCGGCCGCGATATCTTCGAGCCGCCGATCCAGCTCGCGCCGCTTGCTCTTGGCGTATGCGATGCGCAGCTCGGCGTTACCGGCATGCTCGGCGGGAATGCGCTCTTGCCGAAGCTTTCCCGTCTCCGGATCCTGAAACTGGATGCGCCAGTAGGGATTCTTGGCGCCGCGTGGTGCCAAGAGCCGCACCCCGCGGTAGCCGCTGCGGCTCGTGGCCGCGCTCGCGCGCTTGCGCTTCTTGGCCGGGGCTCCGGTGGCCGGCGCTGGCGCATCGATTCGCGCACTGTTTGATTGGTTATCGGTGGGCATCTCTGAGTCCATTTGGCCGCTTCTTTCCACGTTCACTTGCTCGGAAAAACGCCTATCGTTTCGAGCTATTTACGTGTAATCAATGCAGTCTATCAAGTGGACTTAGAAACAACCATACCGGACCGAGCAATACTTACGTACCGGCGCGCCACTTTTCCCGAAAAGCAAACGATTACGCCAGCATGAACCGAACAAAAAAGTACGCGCGCCCCGAAGCGCGCACCCATTTGCCGGGATTGCCGGCCGGGTGTAGACCAGCGCCATGACCACCTACGATGAAGTGGGCGAATTCGACGCGGAAAAGTTCGAAGCGCTATTTGCGGAGCGAGAAGCCGCCGTGGACCTTCGGCTTGTGCGCGACGTGGAAGCGTGGCGCGCCTTCGTGCGCAGCCAAGAGAGCGAGCTTCGAGCGCTGGCGCGCACTCCCGAAGATGCCGAGCTCTTGATCCGGCGGATGCTCGGCCGATGAGCTCCACGACAATCCGAGTGCTGGTCTACCGCCCCGGAGCCCCGGCCGAAGCGCTGGACGTGGAGCACACGCTTCCGGCGCTCCAAGCGCTCGTAGGCGGCAACCTTGAAATGGTCCGGCTCCGTGGTGATGCCGTCCGGTTTCTCGGCACTGGCCAGCTCGAAGCGTACAGCCTTCGGCCGCCGCTGGTCTTGGTGTGCAACGAAGACGGCCACGACATGGGCGCACCGCGTAACCGGTGCGGCATCGTGGGGCCGTTCTTCGTGGCGCGCGCTGCCGGCTCGGAGCTCGTCTCGCTCACGGATGCCGACATAGCCGCAGCGCGCCACCTACTCGGAGACTAGATGAGCGCCGATTAGCGCGCGCGGTGACAATGTGGTACAGCTTGCCCCGCGCCATGTCGTCGCACCGTGGCAAGGGTAGGACCGTGTAGGAGTCGCCCGGGAAGGTCGACAAGGCTGCCTGTCCCACGGCGGCAGCGATACCACCCGGACGGCGAACGGTGCACCTTTTAGAACGGAGCCCACTTGAGCGCCGCCGAGAGTAGCGCGATCACCGTAAGTCCGATGGCCACCCATTGAAGCGGCGGCATCGGTGGCCGCGCCACGAGCGAGCACAGCACCGCCACGCATAACAGGATCATTGCGAACATGTGCGCAGCGTACGCCCAAAAGCACACGGCCGCGAGAGACGTGCTCCCGCGGCCGCGCGCGTGTCGCACTCGAGATCCCCCGCGGCTACTGCAGGCACACCCCGATCGCGTCTTCCCCGGTGTCGGGGTGGTGGAGCCGGCAGCGATTGCCGGCCGCACACGGCCGCGGATCCGCGCAGCCGGTGGTGATGCTGCCGGAGACTTGCCACGTGAAGTAAAAACCCCGATACGCGCTATCGCTGTAAGCGTCGCACCCGATGGTGTGGCCATCGAAGCGGCCACCGCTGATCCGGCAAAAGCGCACCGGAGCCGGAGGCGTCCCACCGGCGGCCCCGCTCGCGCCCGCACTGCCGGCGCTCCCCGCCGACGGCGCACCGGCCGCGCCCATACCAGCACCGCCGCCGGCCGCGCCCGCTGCCGGAGCTCCAGCGCTGCCGCCGGCCCCGGCTTCGGCCACCGCGCCGGCCGCCGCACCCCCGCTCCCCGCCGACGGCGCGCCGCCCGCCGGTGGGACGCTGCCGCTGCCGGCCGTCTCGTACAGCGCCGGGGGATCACGATCCGTGAACACGATCGCCGCGTCCGGCTCGCCAGCATCCGCCGCCACCGGCTCCGCTTCGAGCTCCGGCTCGGAGCCACCCCCGCCGCAGCCGACGGCGGCCACGAGCACCACGAGCGCCGCGATCACCACCGCGCGGCTCATGTCACCACCGCCGAGAGCGCCGTCTCGCGTACCCACGTCGCAAGCTCTTCGTGGCCGGCGCGCTCCGCCAGCGCCACGAGCTGCGCGTATTCGGCTTCCGTGCACTTCACCGCGATCGCGCGCACTCGCCGCAGCGCGGGATCCCCCGGTTTGCGACCTTGCCCACGTCCAGCGCCACCGTGCGTATTCTTCGTTTTCGTCTTCGTCACTTCACAACCTCCATCACCCATACTGCCGGACGGCTTGATTGCCGTCTACCCAAAAACAAAACGGCCGCCATTTTGTGGCGGCCGTGGTGGGCGGGGTGGGTGGGTATCAGCCGGCGGCGCGCACCGCTTCGGCGGCGGCTTCGGCGGTGGCACCCCACGCGCAGCGGCCACCGGTGCGGCGCTGCGCCACGAAGCGGCGCTCCGGCGCGCGGCCATGCCAGTCGGGACCTTCGCACACTTCGATGCCGTCGGCGGTGTGCCAGCGGCCGGCGGCGGGGATGCCGAAGGCGGTGCGGCGGCTGATTACGGGGGTGAGCTTGGTGTTCATCTTCGGGGCTTCTTTCGTTTCCGGCTCGCACTGCGCTGCCGACAAGACTCATACTAGCAAGCTCTTGATTCCGAGCAACCCAAAAACAAGAACGGCCGCCATTTTGTGGCGGCCGTCTCGGTGGATGTGGGCGCTGCTACGGTTCTTGGTTCTCCCCGGTGGTCCAATCCACCCAACACAGTACATGCCGAGCCGGCGCGCCGAGCACCTTCACGAGCTTTGCCGACGGCTTGCGCGCTGCCGGCTCTCCGCAGTGCGCGTCTTTTTCGAGGTTACTCCGAAGACTGATCCCACATGTAATACAGAACCAAAAACCGGGATCCTCCGAAGATGCGATTCCCGGCCGCGGGGTAACCGTGAAATCTTTCCCGTTGTAAACAAACATCTCCCCGGCCACGGCCGCGCGCCGATCCTGCATTGTTGCCTTGCGTGTCTTACGTGCCATCCAACGTCCACACCTTCCCGAGCCGAATCAGCTCGCCTAGGTGGCGCGAGGCTTCCCCCCGCGCCACCCCGGCCAGCCGGCGGCTCACTCCGGCAGGAGCATCCACAAGAGCGCCAAGAAGGCTTGGTGATTGTCCCATGCATCCGCGGGGCTCCACCGGGTGGTGCGCTTGCCGAGCGCGCTCTCGTACTCGCGCCAGTGGCCAGCGTAGCCGAGCGCGTTTTGGACGTTGAGCGCCTTCAAGTAGGCGGCACTGTTTATCTCGTGACAATCTGCGTTGGTGTTCATCGTGTTTCTCTCTTCGCTTCCCGGCTCGCACTGCGCTGCCGACAAGACTCATACTAGCGCGCGCTTGTTTCCGAGCAACCCCAAAACAAGAACGGCCGCCATTTTGTGGCGGCCGTCTCGGTGGGTGTGGGCGACTTAGCCCCGAAGCGCGGCATCGAAGGCGGCGCGGCGCGCGATCTCGGCGTTGCACCGCCTACACGTCACCTTGGCCGCATCCGTGGTGAAGGCGAGTGCGAGCTTGTGCATAGCCGGTGTCAAGCCCATACACAGCGGCCCGATCTCACCGTTCACATGTTCTAGGCGCATGTGAGTCTTGAACTTCGGTTTCCGGACAATCATTACTTACGACTCCATTCGTTTCCCGAGCCTACCGGCTCGCCTAAGGCGGCGCGAGGTTTCCCCCGCGCCACCCCGGCCAGCGCTAGCCCCGGAGCGCCGCGAGCTCTCGTAGGAGCACATTCGTGCGCTCCGCCGCCGCCCACGCGCGCGCCAGACTGGCCGGCCGATCGTTGCGCGCGGCTTCCACCGCGCGGTGTTCCGCCTTCGAAGCCTTGCGCAAATCCGCCCGCACTTCCGTCTCACCGCGTACCGTCTTCGTCTTCGTCATGTTCACAACCTCCACCACTCATCCTAGCGGAGTCTTGATTGGCGGCAACCCCAAAACAAGAACGGCCGCCATTTTGTGGCGGCCGTGTGGGCGGGACGGTGCGTCTACCGGTTCCACGGCGCGGCCGGGTTGCGCCATGCCGGCATCTCGGCCGCCGGGTGGTCCGCCATAATTTGGCGCGCTTCGGCCACCGATCGACACTCCACGGTGCTCCAGCCGCCGTCGGCATCCCCCGGCCCCCTGATCTTGAGCACGTAGCCCGCCGCCACTCGTACCGGGAGAATGATTTTTGTCTTCGTCATGTTCGCAACCTCCACCACTCATCCTAGCGGAGTCTTGATTGCGTGCAACCCAAAATCAAAACGGCCGCCTCTTTCGGGGCGGCCGTGTGGGTGGGGCGGTGGCGCGCTTATACCAGGTGTGCGCTTGCGGCTTCGCCGCCCACAACCTCTAGCGGCTCCCCGGTGCCACCGGCGGCGCGAGCCGCTTTGAGTGCGTCGGCACGATGCTTGAAGGCGCGAGCCGCACCCTGCTTCGGGGTGCGCAGCCACGCGCCGCCCACGATCACGCGGAAATACGATCCACACCATTGCTCCGGAGCCACTAGAACGATTTGCATAAGAAGAGCCTATCACGGTCTTGATTGGCGTCTACCCGAAATCAAGCTGTGCAATCATTCGGCGGCGGCCATGTGCGCAACGCAAAGGGGATCAGCTCCCTCCGCTGTACAGCATAGCAGCCGGCTTGATTGCTGTCAACCCTAAATCAACCCCTAAGCGCGCCCGAGGGGTGGGGCCGGCTGACCGCTCTTCCGACCACCGGGGCAGGGTAACGCCCCGGCCATTTTGCCCCGGACGCGCCTAGGGGGTGCAACCCTAGCCCCCCGATCGTCGGCTCGCAACCACGAGCCGCCAGCACGATCATAGCGCCGGTGAGCACCGCCGCCACGAGCACGAGAACCAAGCCACCCATTGCTTCCTTGTCCATGTGTTTCCCCTTACTGGAATCGTGATCGTCTAGCCCGAAGACGCTAGTGGCATCGGCCGGCGCGCGCTTTTCTCGTGGAGCTCCCCGCTTGCCATCTTGCCAACGTGCACTCGGCGCGTTTATCAAGTGCACTTACAGTATTCACCCAAGCCCACCGGGAGCAAGATGGCACGCCCACACTTTCGCGGTACCGATACGAAAATCCAATTCGTAGCGAAGCACCTAGATCGCACGAATGCCGAGATCGCCGCGCTCGCGGCAAAAGCCGGGATCAAGCTACCACGCAAAGATGTGTCCAAACGCCGCTGGATGCTACGCAAGCGCCACGGCATCACGAAGCCGCCGGCCGTGGCGAAGAGCGGCGCCCCACCAGCCGCCCCGAAGCACGCCCCGGCCGCGCGCGCGGCTCGGACGCACCACCGCGGCCGCGATGCCCCGATCACCGCGAGCGGGGCGCAAGCGCGCTCCAGCGCCAAGCGCGCGCAGCTCCGGCGGCTCATGCTGGATCTTGGCTATGACGAAGTCTCGGCCGCCTTCGATGAGCTCGAAGCGCTGTACACGGCGCGCACCCCGGAGTCGGAACTATGAACGCGGTGGACATGTTCTTCGAGCGCGCGCGCCGACGGCCGGATCGGTGTGCGCTGTGCATCATGGCCAAAGCGGCGAAGCGCGTGGATCTCGTGGCACTGGATGATGCGGCTACGCGCGTGGAGCATCGGCAATTGGTACCGCTGTGCGAGCCGTGCTTAGCCGCCTATCTGAGTTACGCGGGTGATGCTGCGGCGCTGATCCCCGGGGCGAAGCCATGATCGAAGATGAACCGGCCCCGCTGTACCAACGCGATCTCGGCAACGGTTCGGAGGTTACCGTGTGGCCGATGCTCGGCGGCAAAGCGCGCGTATGTCTCGGACCGATCGGCGGACTCGGCTACGAAGACGGCTACTGCTACGCGCGCCCACGCCAAGCCATCGCCGCGGCGATGGTGTGGAGCGGTGAAGGCGATCCGCTGGATGGATGGCACCGCCACCCGTTTAGCGGCCGTCGGCGCGAAGGCGGCGATCCGACCAAAGAGGTTGTGCGGTGGTGACCGTTGCCGGCCGCATGATCAGCGGGAGCTTTGAGTGGCGCGCGCCCACGAGCGAAGACGGCGGCCCCGCCGCACTCATCTCTTCGGTGCGCGTGCACTTCGGCCCCGCGCACGATGTAATGCAAGTGTGGATCCGCGGCGCGCTGGCCGGAGAGCTCACGCTGCCGCCGGGAGAGTGGCACGAGATCTTGGCCATGCTCACGCTTCCGGTGAGGCGGCTCGAAGACGGCGGCTAGCGCGAGCTCCGGTCCGGATGCGCGGGGCATGGCACCGGATACGGGAAGCCCGTGAAGCATGTACACTCGGCCGTGGGTGGAGCCGCCGGCAGTGGAAGCGGGGGCGGCGGCTCCGCCCACAGTACGCTGTAGGTGATGCCATCGCGCTCCACGAGCATCCCGCGATCATCGATCGCAATGGTGATCCCCCGGAGCTGTACACGCGCCGTCATGTCTCCCACGTATCGATCACCACGATATCCCGGAGCGGCGTGGCGAGCGCGCCGTGGTATCCCGTGCCGGCATAGTCCGGAGTGCCGACGCTAATCCACGCGTCATACAAGCCAGAGATCGCCGCATCCATCCCGCGCATTTTGTAGGCCATGACTGCCGGCGGGGGATAGCCGGCTTCGTACACTTGCCAGATTTGAGCCATAAATCTGAGTCCGAGCTGTACCGCTTCATTGTTCCACCGCGCCGTTGCGGTGTCGAGCCAGCCGCCGTTAGCTCCGTTCCACGCAAAGCCTAAGATCGGCCGCTCATTGAGCCACGCGCTAACCGCGGTGCTTTGCCAGATGTTAGCCGCGCGATCGGTCATGACGCTAGTTCAGGCTAACCGTAATGCCGTCCCACGGCAGCCACACGTTGCCGGCGCAAATCCATTGCCGGCTACGGAGTGTGTCAACAAACGCGTTACGCTGTACACCGGTCCAGCGCGTGAACGTACTCCAGCCTTTCAGACCGTTAGGCGCTGGCCAAGCCGCGATCCTCCCGTACTGGATCGGCAGCGCGTCATCTTCTAGATTGAACGGATTCACGTCATTCCCATAGCTGCGGATGAGAGAAACGTTACCCGAAGTAGAATAACCGGGAGCATTTCCATCATAGGGTGACGAAGCATAGGCCATCGGATCCACGGTTACGAGATTCCCACTAACTGTATCCATCACCGCCCACACACCGAAGTTACTAGCACCCGGAGCAACCCCCGCTGTAGTCGTATTCGGGATGGCGTGGTTGCCGCCGGTGCGGAAGCCTTCGAGGTTGAATCTGCATGCGTACCAAACATACGGATCGGGATCCTCCGGCACACTAACAACTGGATCCAGCATCAACACGGACCATACACTTGCGCCGCCGGGTGTGCGACACGCGCCAATCCAAAAGCCGTAAGGTGCGGCCGACATGGCAGCGCCTTGGAAGCGATCAAGACTTGTCAGGATTCCGGTCGAATAGAACGCGGTGCAATAGGTGGGCGCGGCATCGGTGGCGCCGCCTTGGATGTACCGTTCGTCCGTTGCCGAAGGCGTGACAGTTGCACTTGGAGCTCCACCGATGAACTTCGCTACGCGGCTGTACTTGAGACGCAAAGCCGCGGCCGCGTTGTGCTGGACCA